AAATTCGTCTGAAATAATTGCATCACCATCTACAATCCAAAACATATCGGTCGAGCAGATATTTGCTGCCGCAATGTGTGCTTGATGTATTCCCTTAACACCATGTATACGTTGCGCTCTTGGGAAGCGTCCTTTAAGTAATTCAAAATTATCATCTGCATTAACTTCGTCATACGATATCATTACAATATCATACTCTTTAGTATCTAGTTTAGGTTTATAAGTTTTAAACTGTGATGAGAAGTTGTTAAATTGTGTTGTAGACGTTCTTACATACGGGTGTTCTGGTCTAGGTGGGTTGCGGTATGTACTTTTAAAGAACGTGCTTTGTTGAGCGTCTAAGGGCGTTACAGCAATAGGAATATCTAACTGTTCTAGTATTCGTGTGCCAAAGTCTTCAATTGCTTCTATTAAGTCACTATCGTCTTGTACTTTATCGTTCCAAAGTGTGTTGAGATACTCAAAGTCACGTACTTGTATATAATCCCAATCTGTACACATTGTTTTGTACAGGCCTTCTCTTGCTCCGTAAATTGCCCATAGACCGTTTTCTGAATCTGCTCCAGCCATACACCATACATATAAACGTTCTAAGTTTTTCCAATGTGCGCCTCTTAGTTCATCTTTTGGAGGACGCACACCGTCGATTAATGCCATCTTCACACCTTCACGAAAACCAGCACGCCATGCTTGTTGGGCAGTACTATTATTATGCACTGTACTCATTAAACTATTAATTTGAATATATTCTAAGTCCCAACAAAAGTCTACTTGTGCTTGCGGGTTGTCTGGATCAGCATTTTCATGTGTCCGCATTTTAAGTACAGTTTGTTTATCCCAACACTTAATGCCGCCGTTGCCATAACGTAATCCGTTAATACTATTATCAGCAGTCCAACTAATTACATGCTTTGATAAATCTACTCCATCTTGAAAGTTAATAGTTTGATTTAAGAACTGTTCGTCAATTTGATTATCACCGTCAATAGTAATAAATCGATCTGTTTCACTTAAATTAGCACATGCTTTGTGTGCGGCATCACTGCCTTCTACACCGTGTACACGTTTAGCCCAAGGTACTTTAGTTAAAAGATTTGCGTAATTTTCTTCAGCATTAGGCTCGTCGTAACTTAGATAGATTATATCGTAATCGATTACTTTAAACTGTTTCATCAATGTATCCATATGTTTCAAAGACTTTGGGTGTGTATATACTTACGTTTCCTTGCTCTTCATTGTACTCAAACTGAACTGTTAAACCTTGTGTAATTTCTTCAACAGTTGCTTCAAATGTGCGTATAAGCAGATGCGGATCATTTTCTTTTGTTATACTAAATCTACATAATTGCCTCGGATCTAATAGCAGTTGTTCAGTAATATTAATATTAACATTCCATTCAGTTGTTCTAGTTATAACACATATACCTGTATCTTGTTTAGGTACATGATATATTACATCTTTAATATCGTAATTGAATTTAGGTTTTTGATATGCTAGTAATAAGTATTCTTTTTTGCCAACGTCATACTTTACAGCATATTCATCTTTCTTTTCAGGATTGTTCATAAAGTCAACATAATCATCTTCGTTAACTTCCAAACAAAATTCTGTTTCAGGTTGGTAGTTTTGCAGTCCTGTAATTAATGTTGAATCTTTATCAAATATTACCCAGTACATTCTTCATACCTTGCTAAAATTTTATCGCAAAAGTCTTTTTCGGTATAGTGGAATACTCCATGTTGAGTAAAGTTTCCAATTTTTAATTCATCATTAAAATACCAATCAACCTTTTCTTGCCATTTTTCATTACTAGATATCCAACCCTGTGCATGCATTTTCATATGTACAAAATTAATTAAGTCTGTTTCGCGAAACTCTTGATAATGCATTAATTCAAGAACAATACTTGCACACACATCAATACTTACGTGACTCGGTTTATGTTCTGCACAAAATACTTCGTAGAATTCTTCCCAATTTTCAATAACAGTTTGCAGTAGTTCAAAAAATAATGATGCACGTTTTGTCTTTTTAAAATAATATAAGCCGGTATATATATCAAACAAATCGTTTTTATAAAATGTTTTTCGATAATATGAATCAATAATTGGTTCGTGTCTGTATGTAGTAGGATTTTGTGTAAAATATAAATCTTGACCGTTAAACACTGACCAGTCTATTTTATTTAGAAATAATACATCGCTATCAACAACAATAGTTTCATTGTAAGGACTTAGGCTCATAGCCTTCCATCGATTCTCTACTTTCCATTCACTCTCTTTAGCGTCATCTCGCTTTAATATAATTACTTTATCAAACGCCATTTCTACTTTTGCATCAACTGGCGAATCAGTTACTAATGTAAAATTATTATTGCCGCTGTTTATTCCACTTAATGCACACAGAAATGCTTGTTTTACATAATTGTCTGTAGAATTATTTTGTGCAAAAATTAATACGCCTTGGGTCATAGTAATTCCTCTAGATTAAACTTATTCATTGTATGGACAGTTAACCCTTTTGTTTTTATTGGATTGTTTTCGATTAAAAATGTAAGAGTATCATCATTAATGTCAAGTATTATATCTTTGTCAAGTGTATAAAACAACTTACCCGGCATCGGTCCGGCTAATGTACCATTAGTATGTCCATTTAAAATATGTACTGCTATACTAAATGCAAAATCGTTTCGATATGTTTGCTGTGTAATTTGATATATTAGTCTATAATGTTTCCAGTTTTCTTCAATGTGTTTTATTAAGTCAAATAATATTTTATTTTGTTTACATTTTACAAAATATACACATGTAGCCCAATAAAAATCACAAGCCGTATCGCTTATATGTTCAAATTCTTTATAGTCAAGATTCTGTCCTAAGTGATATGCATCTTTGTACATCAATAACGGATTATCTTGTGTAAAGCAATGTTTATAAACATCATCGCAAATAATAATATCACTGTCTATCATTAATGTTTGATCATAAGGAGATAGATCATAACTTTGTACTCTTGCATTATTTTTAAATGTTAAATGCATACCAGACGGACCGTTATTATACATTTTTTGTGTATAGCGATGAGGATCATTAATACTAATTATGTGTTCAAATGTTCCATCGTCTTCTATTTCACAATCAGTAATAACACTTGTAGGAAGATCAAGATATTTGTCCGCACGTTTAGCAACCATAGAAGCCTGTTTTACATAATCTATTGCTTCGTTATTAAACGCATGTACTAGTATGCCTTTAGACATCAACAATACCTTGTACAGTTCTTTCACTTTTTACAATCTTTTGATATTCTGAATAGTAGTTGTCAGAGGCTTTTATAAATGCTTCTTCTAATCTGTTATAAAATTTGCCTTTTTCAAGTATCTCAATAGGAGTGTTGTTATTATCAACAAAAATATCAGTTTCACACGTCATTAGAGATCGAAGCATGTCACGCGAGGTAGTAAACTGTCCGCCTGCAAAATATACTGTGCATTCTTTACTAAATTTTTCTAGTAAAACACGTTTTTGATTTTTAAAAGTAGTTACATAGTTAGCATGTTCTAATGCTGTTTTTAATCGTTGATCCATAAACCCTCCATATAGTTATATTATATGATAGATCTATCAGTTTGTCAACAATTAATTACCTGCGAAGTTTGATTGTCTGTTAAGTGCTGGTAGCGGAGTATTTACATACGATCCACTTGCTCTCTTAAACCCCATTGTAGTAGTAAGATTGCCTACCACATATTCGTCGATTGGTTGAACACCCTTTGCTCCGGATGTACTACCTGTGTCTGCTTCATTCATATTAATACGGAATTCAATAGTTGTGTTATCGACTTCTTTTGCTCTAATATAGTAATTGTTGTCAGCGTAAACCCCAGTACCAGTTTTTCTAAATACTTGCTGTTCGCTTGATGTTAATTGGAAGTTTCCAATTGCACTGCCTGTACCACTATTACTTGTAGTAGTGTAGTTGTATCCAAACGACACAGTACCTGCATTGGATAACATTGTCGACCAATCATTAGTTTTTGCAACATTTCCTCCGGTTGCAGTACTTACTAGTCCGCTTACAAACGTAATCGTACCACCAGCATTAAAATAATTTCTACGTGCATTAGCACTTGTAAATACAACTCTAAAGTAACCATTTAAATTGTTACGCCATGCTGTGGGTCCAAATGTTAATGTGTCAGGATCTGATCCACTTGTACTTTGTAATGCTGATAATCTAAATCTATTAGGTGATGATTCAAGATTAATCATCGAAGTTTCATAATCTGCAAAACCTTTAAGTGTTCCGTCAGGATCATCACTAGTTTCATCTGCAATTTGGTCACCGATAACAATACTAGCAATGCCACCTACTGCTTGATTAGTTTGGTGACGACTTATTCTATCAATATCTGTTTGCAGTTGATTAACATGCGATGCTGTAACAGTATTTCCGATAACAACTTGCCCGCTGGCTGTAGATTGACCATAACCCTCTGTACCAGATCCAGTGCCAAGAATACTCTCGACTCGAGTCTGTAAAGCGTTATATCTAGTTGCTGTGATGATATCACCAACGGCCATTTACTTTTCTCCAATTCGTATAGTATATAGTATACTACACATTTTACTTTTTGTCAAAGAGAATTTATAGCCGCAAATGCCGGTGCATCAACATCAACATACGAGCCACTTGCTCTAACAAATCCAATCTTGGCTTCTAATAAGCCCTGTACTGGTTCGTCAATTTTATATCCGCCTGGGTTAGCATCATAAAATTCATATTTTACTTGTATTGTTGAACTATTAGATGCTTTTACATATAAGATATAATTATTGTTGCCATAAACACCAGTTGCTGATTTTCTATAAATTTCTTGATATGAAGTTGTTAAGTCAAAGTTACCAATTGATTGCACAACTCCTGTTCCTGTTACTGTACTTTCATTATGACTTAAACTTACAACGCCTGCATTAGAAAATATCGCCGCCCAGTCTTGACTCTTAGCAACACTATCGCCCGATACTGGTGTACTACTTAATGAACTAATAAATGTAAGTGTGCCGCCTGCATTAAAAAAATGTCTACGTGCATCAGCATTTGCAAAACTTACATTAAATTCACAATCAATCGGTGCTGTCCACTGGTTGCGTCTTTGTATAACTTTAGCATTATTAAGTGTACTACTTTGTGCCGCCGCTAATCTAAATCTATTACCAACTGTTTCAATTATACTAATAAAGTCTTCGTAGTCTTTGAATCCTTCTTTAGTGTCTCCGCCACTAGTATCTTCAGCAACAGTATCGCCTACTTCTACTTCTGCAATGGAGTTTGGAATACTACCAGTTTGGTGTATATAAATTTTGTTTAAGTCTGTGAATAATGCGTTAACATGTGTTGAATTAATTATAACGTTGCTTGAAACTTGCGAACTTGTTACTGCTTGCCCGTATCCTTCATTCGACGATCCGTTACCTAAGATGGCACTTACGCGGCCTTGTGCGTTATTATATCTTGCGGCTGTAATTAAATCGCCAACTGCCATGCCTTCTGTCCTCTTTAAATACGTGTTTTATATTTATACTTTTAAAACACACTCAATTAATTTTTCTTCATCAGACGTGCTTGACTCTAATGCAATTCCTACTAAACCTGTACTTGCGATAGTCGAAGCAACGCCATCTTTCCAAGAATACACAGGTTGTCCTTTTGAAACTGGTCCAGATACTCTTACAGGAACACGCCCTTTAAGACCAACTGCTTGACCTTCTGCTGTACTATTCATTAAGTATGCTGGTTCTGCTGATATAACACCAACTGCGTGATGACTTACGCTTGCTGGTTTAACTTCTGCTTCTCCGCCTACTGCCATTACTGTGCCAACTGGCCATTCTTCTGTAGTTGCATATACTTCTGCTAAGTCAGCATATTGTGCTTGTGTTGCTGTTCCTCTAAAGAAGTTAGCATATAAATCACCTTGTCCATCACGCAATGCTGTTGTACTTGCAATAGCACTTGTATCACCTGCATAGTCTGCACTGTTAAATTTAATTGCACTTGCACTTGACGCATTACCTTGGAAGTTATCTGCCCAAACATTTGACCATTTAGCAATACTTGATCCTAATGTATATGTACTAGTCGAACCTGGGTTAATACCTGTTGATTGAATAATAGCACTATTTGTTTGTACACTATTTGCATTACTTGTTTTAAATCTAATAACGTTGTTTGTTCCAACTTCGTTTGCAATAACGCCTTGGTTACCGTTTTCAATGTAAACGTGTAAATCGTTTTGATCACCAATTGTAATACCTGCATCTGGAAATCTAACAATTTCACTAAACGTAGTTGCTGAGCCTGGCGTACTTTGAACAAAACTGCTTGCATCTAAGCCGGCTAATTTTAGTGCGTTTGATGCTGTTCCCCAATAACGATGATTAGTTGATGTAACACCATTAGTTGCATCAGTAGTATTAATCATTGTAGTACCTTGCCTGATTACATCAAACCCTGTAATAGCATTTGCTGGGTCAGTTGAATCAATAGTAAACTGAGCGCCACTAATAATAAAGATAATTTCATCATTAATCGTTGCGGCAATTACACTATGATTAACATTTGTTGTATCACGCACTGTCTTACTTTGCATTTGTGTAAGTCCGGAGCCTGCGCCTTGCGGTCCTACTAATACAAAAGATGTGCCGTTATATGTGTATAGTTGGCTGTTGCCTGAATCCCACCAAAAGTCGCCTGCTGTTAATCCTACTGGCTGTGTGGTTGAAACTTCTGCGCCGCCTGTAGTTTTAAATTTTGTACCATCGTAGAATTTAATTTTACCGTTTGTACTATCATGCCATATTTGGCCGCTGACTGGTTTTGGCGGTTGTGATGAACCGCTAAAGTTTTCTAACAAAAACAGCATGTTCTCGTTTTGTATTTCGCCGTATCCAGCGTAGTTCTTACCAACAAACGTAATGTCTGTGGTTACATCAACAGTACCATCTTGTACTACTACAAGTGTTGCTCCGCTGTATCTATTAATCGTATAAGCCATGTTTCAACCCTTTAATTATAACTATATTTATCTTACACACTAGATGTTAAGTTTTGGCTAAATGCCCAACTTCCGCCTGATGTGACATACTCTTTTAATGCTCTTGTTACACTAACTGTAACACTACCTGTTGCCGCAGAAAACCCAATATCTTGTAATACTGATTCGTTTTGTACACCTGCGGCGTCTACTGCTATGAATGATTTAGTTGCTACTGCCGCAACGTCAATACCTGTAACACTTGCGCCACCTAGTGTAGTACAGTGAATACGTGCTGTTGTTCCGTTAGCAACACTTGCGCCTGGAACTAAGTCATTCAATACTAAACCAATTTGTGTATCATTTAAGCCAGTAGAGTCCATACTAAATGAAATCGCCGCTGCCGCTAATGATTCATCAACATAAACTTTTGATGCCGCATCTGTGTCTTGTGTTGGTTGTGCTATACCTGCAATTTTACTATTTGAGAAATTAACATCACCGCCAGCCGCTATTGTTAAGCCGCTTGCTCCGCTAATAGTACTACCGTTTAAATTAATGTTATCAACATCTAATTCTGTTAATGTTCCTACATTTGTAAGACTTGAATTAACAACTCCAGTTCCTAGTGTTGTAGCATTAAGCACTGATGAACCTGCAACTTTATATTCATTACCTGTTGTTGCATCAATATTTTCTGTTGTTGTCCAACTGTTTGTTGCTTGTAGCCAAGTCCATTTTTTATCTGCACCTGTTACTCTTACAACTATACCAGCATCGTCTACACCCGAGTCAGTTAATAATGTACTGTCACTTGTGATAGCAAGTTCGATTTGTTTATCTTCAACTCTTAGCGTACTAACATCAATACTTGCTGTTGCACCTTCAACTAATAAGTTACCCGTAACACGAATATCACCTGCAACATCGAGTGTGTATTCTGGAGTGTTATCAAAAATACCAACACGTTTGTTTGCCGCATCAACAAACACTGCGTCTACTTGCTGTGATCCTGCGGCTGTACTTGTAACTTTAATAATATAATTTTCATCTAACTGCTGGTTAGCAGTAACAAACGAATTACCAATTATACTTAATACTTGGTTAGCGTTTGGACCAATTGTAATGCCTGCTGAGTTACTTACTGTAAGTGACCCTGTAACAGTATTATCTGTAGTTGAACTTACAAAGTTATCTGCTCCAACTTTTGTTCCGTCTGCTTTAATTAAAGCCCGTGCCGCATCAGCAGTACCTTCATATATAAAATTAGTTTTATCAATAATGTTAATACCCTTTTTAACATTACCTGTAATACCTGCAATAGTGTATCCAATCGCTGGAGTAAATTCTACATTACTAATTACTGCTACTCTATCTGTTGACCCGTCAGTGCCATTACCTAAATATAAACTAGCAAGTGTTCTACTTCTATCTTGTGTATCTCGAATTGATTCAATTCTAAAACCTGTTTCACCTTGACTTGATTGGTATATTGGACCTGCTAATGATAAATCTGTTCCATCATAAAAGTAAAGTTGGTTATTAACATTGTCCATCCACAAGTCGCCTGCAACCATTACTGGCTGTGTCTTCTGTACAAATGGTCCACCTACTGCTTTAAACTGTGTTGTGTCATAAACTTTTAAACGTGCTTCACTAGTATCAAACCAAAGTTGTCCGTTGATCGGATTTAATGGAGCATTTGTATTTGAAAAACTTTCTAGTAAACTAATAAAGTTTTCGTTAAATGCTTCACCGTATCCGGAATAGTTGCGTCCAACTAAAGTAAGCGATGTGCTATTTGTATCAATAGTACCATCAATTAGATCTACTAGTAACGTACCATCCGTTTTATTGAGTTTATATGCCATTAAACTTTCCCACTATAAATTATGTAATTTAAGGACATAAACGGACTTAAATTATCCATTGCTTGTCCAGTTGTTCCTGCAACTCCACCACTTGTTGTTACAGCCTGCCCTGCATTTTGTCCTGTCGGTGCATCAAATGTAATTGATGATACTGGACTATTAGCACCTTTTGCCGCATCTAAAATTGCGTAAAACTGTGTTCCTTCAACAACTAGATCGTGTTCGTGTTCTGGTAAGTTTGTACTTTGAATAGTAACACTTTCAGCACCGCCTGAGTTGCCAAGTTCACTACCTTGTAGTCCGGAAACTCTACTTGCACCTGTGCCGCCCATGTCGTCTAGACCCACAGCACTTCTACCACGCATATCTGGTAGTGCAAATCTTGCTACACCGTTATCTGTCAATAATCCTTTTTGCTTGTATGTAAATCCAATTACTTCAAATAGTTCTGGATAGTCGGCTTGTAATACTTCTTGTCCATAACACAATAACCAATAATTTGGTGCTGTTGTGCCTGCATAAGGCATCATTACGCCCGGAGGATTAACTGGAACTGTTGATAAGAAATCTCGTCTACTAATTCTATATAATCCAACTTGTCCTTGTACTCTGTTAAGTAGGAATTCGTCACTTGCATCAGCACTGTTAGTATATGTTTTATTACTAATAAAACTGTTTGCAATAGTTGTTTGGAATGTTTTAGTTGTTCCGCCTGCTTGGCCATCAAATATAATTGTTGGCGCACTAACTTCGCCTTGTAATGAAAAGTTTGTTGAACTTGATAGTTTATCTGCACTACCTGCTCTACCGCTAACTTGTCCTGTAACATTACCTGTTAAGTTACCTACAAATGTTGTTGCATATATACCTGTAAATTTGTTTGCTTGTGAGCCAATACTTCTAGTATTAGTTACATCTGGAATAATATTTCTAGTTTCAGTGTCGCCTTGAATATTAATTGTTCCGCCGATATTCATATCGCCTGCAACGCCTGCGCCGCCTTTTACAACTAGACTTCCTGTGCCAAAATTAGTACTTGCTGTTGTTCCGTCAATTGTAATATTACTACTTACTTTGATATTGCCTGTAACATCTAATGCTTCGCTCGGTGCTGTATTATTAATACCAATATTTGTTGTTGAATCAACACGCATTACTGTTTTAGTAGTACCTTGATCATTAACACGGATATCTAAACTTGCGCCGCTTGTATTGTGACTGATAACGCCAATTTGTCCCTCAACACCAAGTGTTACTTGGTTACCACTACCAAGAATAATACCATCGTCTGTGTTAACTTTTAATTGGTTTGTTGTTGTACTTACAACATCTCCACGTAAGAAGTTTGCCGCGGCAATTTTTTCTCCGCCTACAACTAAATTTTCTGCTTGTTCTGCAGGACCATAAAATCTTGCGGCACCACTACCAGTAATATCTGCTGTACTTAAATTAATGCCTGGATTAATTTGACCAAATCCGTTAATTTGTGCTTTTGGCGTAAATGTATTTGTACTAATAATAGCAACCGGCTTTGCATCTACATCAACTTGTATTGCTGTATAATCAATATTATCTTGACCAAGTATTGTTGCCGCTGATATTCCGGTATTTAATCCGCCGGCATATTCAGGACCAATTAGTGTCCAACCAGAACCTGTATACAAATACAACTGTTGGTTATCAGTATCAACCCAGAGGTCACCAGTTAAACTGCTTGACGCATCTGGTTCGTTTGTTGCTTTTTTAAGGCCGCCACTTGCTACCCAAGTTGTACCATCGTATACTTTAAGTTGCTCATTGCCTGCTGTACTATCGTACCAAAGTTGTCCTTCGACTGGATTTGACGGAGAACTAGTGTTAGCAAAATTTTCTAATAATTTTAAAAAGTTTTGATTAAATGCAACTCCATAACTAGTAGTGTTACGCCCAACTAGACTTAAACTAGTTTGTGCATTTATGTCGTTGTCTTCGACTGTAATACTACCTTTGTTAGTTACATCTGTAAAATTAATTGTATAAGGCATCTATTATACTCCTGACAAACTTTGTACACGAACTGTATAATCAATTTGAACTAATCTGTTTAAACTTTTTTGTACAGGGTGGAAAATAACATGAGTAATTAATCTACCAGCGCCCGATGGGCTATAACTTTTAAGACCTAATTCGTCAAACACATAAAGGTTGTCTGTATCTGTAGCAGTATCAAATGCATCCTGACCTTCTGGTTCACCATAATCTAACAAACAAGTTACTACAACATCTGTGTAATTTGTTCCGCTAACATGACGTGTTTCAATTTTATTTCTTACAGGATCTGTGTTACTTGTACTTCTATCATCTACTACTTTAGTAAATGTTTGATTATACAAACTAGCATTTGTTCCTGTACTGTTTGGCGTTAAGTATGTAATAATACCTGTTGGGTCAACACTTGTGCCGCCGTTGCCAAAACTCATTTCGTATATCATACCCTGGCCTTGGTTTGCAAGACTTTCGGCAAGTGCAATACTCATATTTTCATAGTGAATAGCGTTACGCTTATCAACATACACTTCGCCTGAACTAGGATCATGTATTTTGATGTGCCCTTTAACTACTACTCCGCTTTTATCATTTAATTTGTCTGTCATGTTTTCTCTCACTGCTATGTGTATTTATTTAGGTAGTTCCGTTGTTCTCGCCTTAAGAAACTCCGCTATGTCATTTTTTGCATCAACTAGGCTTTCTCCTGCCTTAGTCCATGTTTGGCCAACTCTTCTAACCACTACAACCTTCTGTTCTGCTTCAGGTGTTACTGTTAAGTCTAATGTACTTCCAGTTAATGTAAATTCTACTGGTAATGTAGTATCACCTTCTACACTATCCTGTGCAATAAACCTAGTTACAAAGTTTCCGTTAATATCTTTAGTATCTACCTGGTAACTACTAATTGTATTTTTACGAAGTCTGCGCCCTGCAACAAATACTTCAAATTCATTTATACCTTGTGTAGGTGTAAAATCTAATTCATATGAAGCCGTTGTACCGTCTGCTGTAAACAACTGTGTAAGTGTCTGATCTTTGTACGGAATATTTTCGCCTGGACTTTGGTCTCTTACTTCAGTACCACTTGTAAGAAGTGTACTTACACCAGTGCCTAATGTGCCTCTACGTAGTTGGCGTAAACTATTTCCTTGTTTCACGTAGTACTCAATTCTTTCACCGTTAATAAACACAACTCCTGGTATTTGTTTCTTCTTACCAGGTTCTGGTAAGTTGGAAGCATCAACTAGTTCGATTCTAGTATCCCACCAATTTAAGTCTTGTGCTAATTTATACTTATTCGCATTGTCTAACCGCTTGTAGTGAACACGGTTCAATATGTCTTTAAACTGTCTAAATCCAAATCTATGTGTTAATTGTTCTTCACCAAACTGTATGTACTCAACTTTATCGTTTGCACTAAGTTGTGAGATAATTTTAACATGCATAAGATCTTCAGTTACATAATAATCAACGTTTGGCGCTAGTTTAACTCCATTAACTATAACCCATACATATTCTGAGTCTTGTGATTTATGTCTAAGTTTTACAAGTCCGCTACTAAGATTAATATATTCTTGATAGTTAGTTGTTCCTGGTACTAACGGAACACGACTTATTAAATCATATTTAATACGTTCAATATCTTGAACGTCATGATTACTAAAGCCTGTAATTTTAATTGTATCGCCTAGTGCTGGTGCTGTATCAAAGTAAATTTTAGTTCTATCTGAAATAAACTTAGTACTACTATCGTCATCTTCTCCGATATATCCAAATGCATATTGACCATCAATACTAAAGAACACATCAATTATATCATTAAGCGATCCAATACCTGCTGATAATATAACACTGTTGTTTGCACTATCCCATCTGTATTGAATGTTTCTTCTTAATAATTCATTGTTTAAGTATACTTCAATATCTTCACCTCTAACACTGTTTGAGAAAACTTGCCATTCTTGGACTTGATATTCTCTAACATTAGAATCTGTAATTGTAAAATCTACATTATATCCAGCATCTTGTATTGCGCCGTTTATACTTACAATAGCGTTCTGTGCTGTTGGCAAACCGCCTATAATTGCAGGAGACATATCAAATATTGTCGAACTTCCGTCACCGATCAAAGTTTGTACATTAGTTGCACTAAAGTTAGTTCCTGTTGAGTAGAACAATCCGTAATCAACAACTTGTCCTGTTTGCGGGGCTGTATCAAATGTAATTACAAACCATCCATCTACACCTTCACTTAGTGTTGATGTAATTGCTTGGCCGTTTATATTAACAAAATGGCTTACTCCAGTTTGATACTGTATATTAGTTGTATATGTATTTGTACTACCGTCTGCTATAAACTTGTTAATATCTAAAATTGTCTGTCCGTTTACACCAAGTGTAACTATGCTTAGTACTTTGCCGGCTGCCGGAGCAGTTGTAAAAGTAATTGTATCATTAGCATAGTTAATTGTGTATGCTGTTGATACAACATTGTCAAGTGATACAAATACTGCTTCACTATTATGAGGATGTATTCCAAGATCGTATGTCTGTGTTGTTCCATCTGTTGTAAAGAACTGTGTTTGTACGTTACTTGTACCTGCATCCGGTCTATGGAATACCTTAATGTCAACAGTATCTGAAATTTTGCCTGGAATCAATTCTTCTGGACCAGTAGTTGTCATTGGCGTAATAAATCCATCGCCGTCAACAACAATTTCACTTGCTGAAATACCTTTAGCATTACTATATGCTAATACACCACCGTCTAACTGTGTATCGTAACTTGCAGGATCTGGAAGGAAACTACCATCACTAGTTGTTTTTCTTATAACAAAGATGTCGTCATCTCTACTAGTAATTCCGTAATCTTGAATATTAAATTCTACTAGTGCATCATCGCCTGTAATACTTGCTAGAACAGCATTTGGATTAGTAGGGCTACTTGGCCAGTTTGGATCATCAAGTCTTACATTATTTTTGTAAAGATTATACACAACTCCGTTTTCTAACGGAGTGTCCCATTGTAATACTGCTGTTGATCCGTCTAAGTAGAATATTAAATCGTTAAACGTTGCATCATATAAGTCGTATGCTTCGATACCGTAACCTTTTGTTTCAAAACCACCGTTGCCTGCAAAATCAAAACTCTTAACTTCAACTCCACCAAAGTCAACACCTGTCATTAACTGTGAAATATCTTTACCTACCATACCATCAACTGGATTATAATAAGATTGAATTCTATCTTGTGCTGTTAACAAGTCTGGTGCTAATTCATAATCAATTTTTACAACTTTAGTTAATAAAGGCGGTGTAGTAAATATTACTTGACCAATTTTTCTAGTGTAAGACTTGGTAGTGTCTGCAAAGTTGTTATATGTATATTCACTTTTTAGTAATTCAACACCATCAATGTAAATTTTTACCTTTGCACCATTTAAGTTCATTGGCCATTTTAGTTTATATACTGAAGTTTTTGAATCACCTGTAAATGTTTGTGTTCTAGCAACTTCTAAATAGTAAGGTTGTCCGCTAATTCTATCAAAACGTGATATAACATGAGTTCCACGAACTTTACCATTTCCTAATACTGCTCTAGCAACTGCTAGTGTGCCGCCATCGGATGTAGTACCATTTAGTATTATTGCCGGTGCTGTTAAATATCCAGTGCCTGGCGCTGTAACTTCAATTTTTGAAACCTTGCCAGCATTAAGGAACGCTTTTGCTTTTGCACCCGAACCTCCGCCGCCTTCTATACTAACTGTCGGAGGTAAAATGTATCCAGTACCTGCATTACCAACGTTAATACTTGATATTTCATATCCGCTATTTTCTAACCAGTGCTTATCTGGGTAAGTGCTAGTACTATTTGGCATACTTGTAATTGTATTATCTTTAAGTTTAGCAGTAGAACTACTAATTTTCTTTTTAGCAAAATCATACTTTGGCGGTAAGTCAAAATCTGTTACTACACTATTAGTTGGATCTGTTTTTTCATAACTAGAGACATATTCTCTAATTTTTGTTTTGAATGGTTTAACTTCGTTAATATAATCTTGGAAGTTTTCAATGTTGTCGTTCTTAAATGTAACTTTTTGTGTTAAATCACCTACGTTATGTTGTGCTTTTATGAAAGATGTTTTAAATGCCCAGTCAATATTAGGCTGTTCACTAAATGCATAACGTATACTAGCAATAAACAATTCATTATAATGTACATCTAAGTTATCTACAAATATTTTATCTCTAATTGTTTCAAGTATAATTCTAGTTTCTTTAACTGGTTGGCTATCATAAAATGCTATGTCAAAAGTATCAGTATCGTACCCAGTTTTGTTAATAACTGTGTTATATAAGTTTTGACTAAACTGTATAGTTGCATTTTCTTTACCAACAACTTTATAATTTTGTGTGTAATCTTCTGTTTGTAAGTTTGCAATCTTTTCTAATAGCAACCAGCCACCAGAGCCAACACTTGATATCTTAACAGTATCACCAATGTCATTCTCAATCGACGTTAATTGGTAACTAAAGTCTATTAATGAATTAATTTCTGTGAACTCATTATAACCTATATCATACCAGTCTTGGTAATCCCAATATAAATTAGTATCAAAACGCTGACTTATAGTTCTATTCCACTTTGTACCATTATAATTATATAACGCCCACTTATTTAATACTGTTGAATCTGTTGTAACAATAACTGTAAAGTTTCTTGCAGTAATTACTGTATTTTCATCGTATCCTGTACCTGGGTCAATAATATTAACTGTAGTAATTTGTCCTAGTTCATTAATTTCTGTTTCAAGAACAGCGTCTTTACCAATACCAGTAACAGTTACTTGCGGTCCAAGTCTTATACCGCCAACAGTTGATGTATATGTTGGGTCAATATATCCTCTACCTGAGTTTGTAATAGTAACTCCTGTAATTTTACCATCAACTATTGTTGGTGTTAAAGAAGCAGTGATGCGTTTTGCTACACCAACATATTGTAAATCTTCAAAAGTGTCAATTTTTAGATCATACCGTCTTGATGTCGATAATGGTAACGGATCGCTTTTAGTTAAATCACTAATATCAAACTCATCAACAATAATATTGTTTATTAATATAGAATTAACACGGTCAACTACTTCTTTAAGTGCTTCTGCTTTGTTAATAAACATCGATTGTCTTGGATTATTATTAATTCCATATTTTATTTTTGCACTAAGTTTTGGATCTGGTACTAATCTAAACTGTTTGTCATAACCAACTAAACTATCAATCCATTTTTGCTCAATGTCACGGTTTGGTTTACTTGATCCAACTCCTTGTGTGAGCATTTGATATTCATTATGGATATTTTGATCAACATTATCAAGTGTATGATAACGCAAATTAAATGCAACATCGTCGCCACTTAATAGTGATTCACAATTAAACAATACAAATCTGTCTTTAGCCATTAAGCCAACAAACTTATATCCTTGTCCAACTGGATCTTCAATTAATCTTTTAACATCGTATGCTGTAATACGTCTGCCTTCAACACGTGGTGTAACACGCTTATTTGCTACCCAGTAAAAATACTTAGGTTTACTAGTTTTTGAAATAGGATCCCATGTTAGTTTTTGTGAATATACAAAATCTCCGTATCTAGTTGTTCCACTAATTCCTTGTGCAACACCTTCTTCACTATCTGATAAAGCATCCCATTCACTTGGTAGTAAATCACTTTCTACCCATTCATAAACTTCTACACTAGTACCTGGGAATACTTCTCCCCAATAGTTTGTTTGGTATGTAATATTATTTTGTTGATAGTTATAAAATTTAACTGCACTAATATCCCACCATAATTGGCCTACATAATCTCTACCCCAAGAATTATTTTCATCAATTACAACTGTGTCGTCGCCAATACTGAATACTGCTGGGTCATAATATGTTTTATATGATAGTTCTTGTTCTGCTATGCCTGCTACTTTACCTTGTACTGGATCAATATAATCTAGATCTTCAACAAGTGTGTTTGTTTTTACATTATATAAGAAAGCACTTTTAATTTTATTAATATCTACTTGATCAATTGGTGATCTATGTACGTTCCAAGACTTGGCGCCGATTGTTTTTCTAAAGTCAACAATCATACCTTGATATGTTAACAAGTCTGTTACTTCAGGTATTGCTGTGTAAATGTGATTATTATTTACTAACAAGTTTTTACCAAAGTTCATTGCTAACGGTTCGTCTATAATAAATTCTTGTGCAAATAGCATCGAATTATTAATTCTTTCATACATGAAAATAATGCCGCTGTCCATTTCAACTGATTTAAAGTTTGTAAATTCGTCATCAAATACTGTTGTGTTAAGGTCAAACGTAGTTGGTTTTTCAATATCGCCGTTCAATGAAGTTACTGCTAACTGATTTCCATCAAAATTTAAGTAAGCACCAAAATGTTCTGCTTGTTCATTATTTGGACTTTGTATTTCTTGAGATAGTACAAACTGTCCATTCACTAATTTGTAAATGTATACTTTACCTTGATCTCGTTTGTAGTCATCGTTGTAAGGTTCGCCAATAGCAATTAACTCGCCGTCATTACTAATACTAATGCTATCACCAAAGCCCGTAAATGACCCTGTTGATAAATCTTCGTATGGAGGTTTAATAGTTTGTGATACTGTCATTTGACCTTCTGGTAAACGCCTGTAAACTACTATAACACGTTCGCCGGAACTATCGTTACCTTGAATTCGTGAACTTACTATTAATACATCACCATCTTTATCTTGATCAAACTGTCTTGCAAAGTCTCTCACACCAAATTCTGGATCAAACACTTCTTCACCAATAATTCTGTTTGTGCCTGCTGTTGGTATAAATCCAACATGTGCTGTACCGTCGGTTACTAATTCCCAATCAGGTGTAACAAACGCACTACCACTTGCAATATTTCTTAATGCTTTATAAAGTCTATCTTCATATTCTACAATCTCTCCTTGTTTATAGAATACTGTTGTATGGAACTCGCCTCTAAAGTTTGGATCAATATCTAATTGCCAATCATACGTTGTAGTTACTAGTTCTTTAGTAACCGATCCGTGTTTAACAAAATGTATACTACCCGCATTATTTAATTTTCCATCACCTTTTGAAGCAATACTAAGTCTATATAGATTTCCTTCTAGTGTAAAATCTACTTCATCACCTAAACGTGCATGTGCTTTTCTTTCTGGTACTGTATAATGATTTTGAACTTTAAATTGTATCTTTTCGTTTAGGTCATAAACACTAAACATACCTTCTAGTTCTAATCCACTTGCTATTGTACCATTGTCACTTGACACTGGAATATTAGTTACTAATTGCCAATCATTATTATTTGAAGCCGGAATGTTTGCTTCACGTGGTATACCTGATAATGTTGTTTCATTAAAGAACCAATATTCAAAATTGTTTAATTCTGTTACTGTTGCATCAGGGAAGTTTGTAGTTTCCTGTAATACAACAATTTTACCTACTCGTGTACCTGATAATGATGCGCCATTAAGAGTTCCTATAGGACGTACTGATGCACCTCTTACTCGATTTATTTTTGCTGTTTCATTATAGCCATCACCTTTACTCCAAGTGCCCGATACATTAGTTACATAAATTCGCACTGTGTTAAACTGGCGTTTGTAGAATGTAATAGTTGCAGTTGCACCAGTAGCACCGTCTGAAACAGTGTCACCTATAATTGGTTCAAATGGTAACTGTGTTGCTTGGCTAAATTCATCAAACGTAAAGTCAAGATAGCCATCCCACAATTGATATACTGTATGTTCTTTATTAATTAGTGATGTGCTAAATGTCGAGTCTGTAAAATCTGTATTTCCACTAACACTATCAACAACCATTTTAAACGTATCGCCAATCGATAATGATAATGCTGTTGGTGCTCTAACTGTCCATAAGTCGGATGGTTGTAATGCAAATACTTCACCTGGATCACCTTCATAAGTAAGTGTTTGCATAAATTCTGCTTGATCCATTAAACTTAATGTTGAACCTGAATTTGTAGCATCTTGTATTGCTAACTGTCTAGCAGTTGTAATATTATGATACATATTTGGTGTTACTCTGCCACTAGCAGTTGTAAGTAAATCACGGAATACTAATCCATGTCCTGGATCAACAAATACATTTGAACTATCTGCACTTGTTGTATATGAAGGTGTATCAATCCACCAGTAGCCGCCTAAGTTGCCTGTACCTGCACGATAATCTTCGACGTAATCACCAATACGTGTTGTTCCTACAAATACAGAATCTGTAGTTGCAAATGTACCGTTTACATTTGCCAAATATACTGTACAAGTTGTTAAACTATTTGCTACATAAATTACTTCACCACTTGCAATGCTACTTGAAAGTGTATTGCCAATTTGTGGTAAGTTTACAAAATTTTCAATTACTAGTACATTATCAATTTTATAACGAATATTATGCGTTGCTGTTAAAAACGCTCCTGTAATTCCTGCAAATTGTCCATCAAATGGTTGTACATCTACTGTACTTCCTTGAAGGTTAAGTTTACTAAAGTTATTCCATTCTAATACTATATCATCATTGTTAGCACTGCCTTCGTATGCATTTAATGGTGCTCTAATAAGCATGTGACTAACTGAAGTGTCATTAATTTTATAATTGCCTGTTTGCAATAAATTAACAAGTGAACTGTCACTATCAGGTACTAACTCTAAATACGAATCAAAACTACTAAATTGAATTGCTCCGGTTGCTGGATCAATGTTTTGAATTGCTTTGTATAGATTTGGTCCATACTTAACAATTTGTGCTTTTGTATACTTAACGCCTTGTTTAAAGTCGCCTCTGTAAAAACTAAAAATGTTTGATGCTTGCGGCGAGCCAATTACAAGATAATTTCCATTTGGACTAAGGGCAACACTTTCACCAAAATTCATTGATGTTGTAGGAGTACTACCGTCGTATGCATCTGCAACATCTGTTGGTGCTTCAATAATTTGATCTAATACATAGTTTGTACTATCACTTGGACGCACATAAACATGTACAACTCCGTTTCCTTTGTAGGGAATACCAACTGCCATTTTAGTATTGTTTTCATTAACACTAATCGAATGTCCAAAGCCATGCATTGTACTATCTAAATCTAATGAACTTAAAATTTGCTGATTTTCACTATACGTTGGAGTATTTTTGAGTACAGTCCATTTACCATAATCATCGTCATCAATCCAAACTAATTCATCTTTACTTAAATTTGCACTTACATTTTTATTAGCATCATTTATAGTTGCTGTACGTTGACTTGTAAAGATAGTAATAGTGGCTTTAGGAAGTTCAACAGTGTCGTCAATTTCTGTCCAATCAAAATTTGTTGTTGTAAATGTTACTTTATTGCCTTGTACTTTAGTTGCTTTGTAGAATCCATCTAACGTAGTCAATGCTTCTGTGTTTGCGTTTGTGATGCCAAATATATCGCCTACAAGAATTTCACGTGCTGTATAGTTTAATGTAAGTTCAACATCTTGGCCTGTTGGTTCTGCATTTTCAAGACGCAAATCTGTTTCAGTATGCTGAATAACGTCCCAAGTTTGATTACTTGTTGCAACCCAAATATAATCATTTTTATTAATATCACTAATTGCAAAGTTAACTATGCTATCTTTTGTAAGCACTGCACGACTAACATCTTCACCAGTTACATATCCTACAGTTTTAACATACTCTTCGTTAGTATATTTTGTTGGAATTTTATTTACATCGTAATTATCTGGTTTTAAGAATACGTCATAATTAGGTATTCTATAAATTAAATCTGTTGTTGCTGGCGGTAATGTTTCAACTAAAGAAATTGGTTGCGGACTTAGTTGAAACTTTGATTCATCTATTTGCCATTCAATTTCGTCAAAGTTTGACGTTGCACCATACTGGCTATTTTTAACAGCCCATTCTTCATAAAAGTCTACAGACTCTTTATCGGCGCTTGCTAATGCATCAAACAATTTATCAATACTATTTCTAGTACCTTTATCTTGTATAAACCCTTGATAGAATTTATACTGACTAACATCATCGTTAATAATATTTTCTAAATACTGTCGCTTCTGATAACCAATTAAATGTTGCGCCATACGCTGTTGTTCATTATCAAAGTTATCTGAATCAAGATCATAAAAATCTGTAAACTGATTAATTCTATAATCAAAGTTTGTGTATAATTTAGTTTCTGGACGCTTATCTATTCTGTTCCATTCGTTTGCAACAAATTTTTCAGTACCAGCAATTTTATTCTTTGCGGCATAATAGTATTCTTTATAACGGACTGTGTCGCCGATTGCGTAATCGTTATATTGTTTCCATTCTGTAACTTCTGCTTGGTCAAATATAAAGCCTGGAATGTTTAATGTTCCATCCCAGTTTGCAGTTCTATAACCTACTACCTTAATACGATCTTGTCTATAACCTGATGCAGGTGAATAAATCACATCTTTAAAATCCGAAGTATTATCAAGTATAGCAACATGTTCAACTTGTACTAACGGAAGTTGTACATAGTAAATTCCGTCTGTTGTGTTTGATAAATTAATTGCAAAAGTATTAGCCTCTCGAGTTAATCTTGTATATTCTCCTTGTAGCGGTTTACCAGTACTTTCCATTAAAGAATAATCATAAAAATTATCATATAAGTCATCTACTACAGTATATGGTCTAGTAAATTTAAGTTGATTAGCACTTGGACTTAGTGCAATAACTGTACCAGCGGACCAGTTTTGTGTAGTCCAGTATAAAAATTCTTTTGTACTGAAACGCCAATCTTCAACAACTTGAGTGTCACTATTATAAAAATCAAAGTTAAATCCTGTTTGTTCAAGTTGAGCCGCATATCCTAAGATAAAATCAACCGTGTCCTGTATAGTAACAAATACTGTTCCGTATGGAACTTCAGTGATTGATGTTTCAAAGTTTTTACGGAATACTGCTGTGCTACCGCCTCTATTTGGTAACTCAGGTATTTTTGTAAACTTATCTGGGTCAAATGCAGTAGTAGAAGTATGTGCTTCTATTACTCTATAAAAACTTGAGTTATATCTTACATACTTGTCTACAGTATATTGTTTATCTTCGTCCCATTCAATAAATGCTTCACTTATACCTCCAACATTTACTGCTGGGTCGTTTGCACGATCTAATGCTTTGTTTATTTTAAAGACTGGATTTTCTCTGTCATAGCCTCTTATAACATATCCATAACTTTGTTTTTCTATAATTACACCACTATAAGAAACTACTTCAACAGGTGAACTTGTGTTTAAAGTTATTTGATAATTTTCTTTAGGTAAAAATACATTACCCTTGTTATACGGAGTTCTACTGTCTAAGATAAATTTCATTTTATCTTTATCAGTAAATGCACCAAGTTTCATACCTAATTGATATTTTAGACTTGTTAATTGTTCTTTGTAATCAGGAGTAGTTATTGCTGTATTAGTTAAAGTATAGTTAACAATATAATCTACTAACCCTGATGTATACACTCTTTTAGAATCTCCAAATACATTAGTAAACACTAAATCCTTTAAAGATATTGAACGATTACTTTCAGTATATACAAATTGTTCTGCTAAGTTTTTACTAATACGAGAAGTATCCCATGCTAGTGACATAAACTTGGCTGGTTGGTTTAGTAACCAAGATTTAATTAAACTAAATGCATAATCACTAGTTGATCGCCACGCAGTCTCTGCAGGTGAATGATCTCCAAATTTAAATCCTAATTTAGTATATTCCGAAATATATTCTCTAGCATACTTACTTTGTAACGGACTTAATAAGTCACCATTTTCGTCAACAGGTATATGTTTTGTTAACCCTGGTCTTTTATATTTTTTATTATAACGTACTGTTTTGCCTGGCTCAGCAATTTTACCTTCTTCAAGATCTTCCCAAAGTATTAAGTTATTACTTGTATATGGTGCTGTACCGTAAACAGTATCAAACCAAGTTGGTTTAACTGTAAAGCCTAGCATCTCCCAAGGATGTGTATGTGGATGATCTGTGTCGTAAGCCGTTTTGTAAACGCCACGCCAAAATCCTTTTAACTGTTGACCCTGTGGACCAGACATATAAGAATAATTATATGTGAAAGCATCAGTTAACTCGTAGAAACTATTAGTTGTATAATCAATACCGCCTAAACTTTCACTCCATTTAATAAAATCACTTAATAATACATTATCGATATTGTCGATATTAATTTTTGTATCTCTGTACGAACTTGGAATAAAATCATGTATATCAAGTTTAGTAATATCATACTTAGATTTAATGTTATTATAGATTCTTCTTTCTAAATCAAGTAGTAATGCATCTCTATAATCATTATATGCAACAGTTTTACTTCCGTCATGTCCGATAATAACATTTGTTGGAGTTCTATACGAATCATCAAGAATTATTTCTGGAACGTATGCAGGATATAAACCTAATTTTGTTGGTGTACTAGGAATAAAACAACCGTCAGTACTTTCATATTCAAAAATTTCAATTAAATCATTGTCTGCTTTTGTTGCTGTAATTACAGCAAAGCCATCAGTATTAAAAGTATAATCTCTACCATGTGCTAACTGTACACCATTTTGATAAATTGTTACTGCTTTATTACTAAGTGTTGTTTTATCAAATGCCTTTGTTAAACTAAAGAAATTATTTTCCGGATCATAAACTGTAAATTCTAAACGCTTATTTCCTGAGTACGGAACCATGTCACTAAAATAAAACGGATCACTTGAAGTTTTGTTTTTTAATACTTCAACAAGAACATTATCAACATGTGTTTTAATAGGTCCGTCGAACCCTAAGTTCTCAGCAACTTGTAAAAATGATCTTTTGAAAGTTCTAAATTCATTTTTTGCAAAATCAAGTGCTTTTACTACGTTTGCTTCTTTTGTAGTAATGTGGTATAATGCATTATTAATTGGTCCTGCGTGTTGGACAAACTTTTTACCAACTGTGCTAATATCACCTAAATTACCTAAGTTTGTATTTCCTGGAAATATTCCTGTAAAGCCTGGTAAGTCTTCAATCATACTAAACACATGATCATTTACTTCGCCTAAGGTAAATGTAGTTAAATTAATATTGTTTGGATTATGTTCTAAGTTAGTTGGAAAGTCATAATAACCATTTGAATTTTTCTTAGTTGCAGACTTTGTTCTTAAAATAACAGAGTCGCCTGCATCCAATGGCTTATTAAATACTACAAATGCTAGTCCGTCTTGACGTGATAATGTATAATCAAAGTTGTGTGCATTGTTTACTAATACGCTAACTTCTAAATCATTTAAATCACCTGCTTTGTCATAAACATCAATTTCTAATTGACTAATTTCACCATCAACATCATACTGACGTATTACTCGTTGTGTACTTAATGACTTGGCTTTAGTCCAACCATTTTTATATTTGAAAGCATTCAATGATGTATATTTTTTTACAAATCCTTGATCGCATTTTTCTGTTAAAATGTTTTGAACTCTTTGGTGTGTAAATGTTTCAGTTAATAAATCAAAATTAAATGTAATATCACCTACGTTAGTAAGCGCTCGATATGTAATTGGAAATCCTAGTTCTGTATCAGCAGTACCAGTACCTTCTTTATAACTAAAAACTTTGTTGCCAGTAAATGTACTTGTTTCATATGTTGTTGCGTTTGAATAACTAACACCATTTTTATCAAACATATCAAACATTGGTGACTGATTAACTTTAGATTTAACTTGTCCAGCAAGCCATGCTGTGCCATTATAATAATAATGCTGGCCTGCGTTTACTGTACCTTTACGTATTAATACAACTTCATTTTCTAACGGAGTTGCATCAGTATCTTCTATTAAACTAATTTGTGGTGTTGTACTGTTATGTTTAAGAAATTTAACTTTATAAATCTTGCCGTTTGCTCTAATATCTTTTTCAGCAGTAAACAAAATACGCATACCATCTGTAACATCAACGCTGTCAATATTATAACCAGTTGAGCCTTCGATTACCGAAAAGATATCTTTAGTGACTGTATCAACTAAGTCAATATCGTTTTTCTTTTCTGTTCCAAAATTGTATAATTTTAAACCACTGTCGAATTCAATAATAGGACGCTTTGCTCGTTGTGCTTGGTCAATTGAAACTACTTGTCCATTTATCTCTGCACTTTTTTCAATAACTGCTCTATGATACCAGTTATTGTTTCTTGACCATGCATTTTTATCAGGTGAATTTCTATTAATAACAATGTAGTCTTTAGTAGCACTATATGATGCCGCATTACCAAAAGGTAAACTATCAAATTCTTCTTGATCATATTGCACAGGAATATCAACTGCATACGACAACGGTATAACAAGATCGTCAGTATTAACTAACGAAATACTATCTCCTACGCCTTCAATTATCCAATTGCCTACAGCATACTTTGCTGGAGTAACATCACCTATGAAGTTTAACTTCATTCCGTTTAATAACTCTACACCTTTAGAAGATGTGTACGATGCTTTGCCAAGTATTTCTTGTTCTACATCAATTGCTGTTGCTTCGTCAACTTCAGCAATTCTAATAATTCCGCCGGAGTTAATGTTATTACTATTTTGATAATACAATCTAGTTGGTGCATTAAGTGGAACAGTAAATGTAACAGTACCTTCTTCAATATTTTGATTAGTAATACCTAGTTCATAAACAGTGTCAGCATCTAAACTACGCTCTGTACGTATTGTAAATGGCATATCTGTTGCTGATACAACAAAGGTATACGTTTGTCCTTTGAATAATTCAATCGTAGGATTTTGTGTTAAGTTTCCGTTAACAACATAAGAAAGATTATTACCATTGTCAATACTAGTGATGTTAAATGCACTTGTTACTTCTGTACTTTGGCCTGCAATACTAATTGCTGTTGGTCCATTTGGTAACCAATAGTACTCTCGGAAGTTTGTTAACTTATCCCAATCAATATTTGGGTTCCATGCTGAATATTCTGCACCATTTAGTAAGTCATGATTATCAACATTGCCGCCGAACGCTTTAATTTGGTTAATATAATCGTTATAGTCTTTATAAAATGTTACATTGTCATATGTATCTTTTGCAAGTACTACTGGCTCTAATTGATATGCTTCTCTATTAACTGAAACATCGCCAATATAGTTGTCGCTACCTCTATAAGACTTTGCTGTACGTCTGCCATAAAAGCCGTTTAACTTTTGTGCTGTACCTGGTTGTAATATTTGATCAAGAGTTGCATCTAAAAACTTTTTATTCTTAGATGATCTAAAATACTTAGGTAATAGCGAGTTTGATGAGTAGCCGTTGGAACCGCCTGTTGGTAGTGGGTTCTCGTTTTGATTATCGTCGTATGACATTAGTAACTATATCCTCCGCTATTAGAACTACTAATAGATCCAGCCAATGGAGTTGAACTTGTAACTCCTGTATTAACTGTTTCTTGACTTGTTGTAATAACATTTCCTGTTGCTTTTAATCTGCTTGCTGTAATAGCATCAATAATTTCTATATTTTCAACTGTTGCTGAACTTATAAAAATCTCATTTGACTCAGATTTAATTTCGTATAAACTACCAAATGACTGACTTTGTTCATTTGGAACTATTACTATACTTACTATATCTGGAGTCATTTGATTCATAATATAGGTTGATAGTTCCGAGAAGTAAAATGACTCTCCAAACTCCCAGTTGTCTAAATTAAAATAAACATTAATTGCTTCAATTACACGTGACTTAATATCGTTGTTGTTTACAACTTCATCTTTATTTGTAACTACTTTAAATGTTGCTTGTAAACTAGTCTCTGCTGATGTACCAAATAATGGTTTATAACTAACTGGATGATAAATTATTTCGTCACTAATAGATTTAATTTTATCTAAGTCAGTACCATATGTGCGGTACATTTCGTCACTGCTCGGCGGCAACGGTGCAACTGTACGATCGCCGTTTAAAAATTGTCTGTATGCAATATCGTATGTGCGTGTTAACATATAGCAATCCATAATGTTGCTTACTGCTGGATCAATACGTTGATCATAATCAGCACTATGTAAATATCTAAATTTAAGATTAGAGCGTCCTAAAAATCCTCTATAGTCTTTTATAATTTGTAAATTTTTCTTTGTACTATCTAGTTTATGGAATAGTTGAGTATCAATTGTAAAAAATACTTGTCCTACTGAGTAAGATGAATAAGCACCAATTGCACTTGCACTTGCTTTGATTTGAATTCCTTCAACTGTGTTATCTACAAATCTATAATCTTCAATACCATCTGATGTTGTATATTTCTTTTGGAAAATATATTTTGTAGTAACATTAGTTGTTTCATCAACAATATCAATAAATCCTTCTGGATTATCAATAACACCATCATCATCTGCATCAAAGAAACTTACTTCAATACGCTTACTATCTACATACCCGTCTGCATCTCTATATTCTTTTACAATTTCCCAATTATAATTTGATGTAAATGGTGTTGAAACATCAGGCTTATTATTAATATTTAAAACTTCAATCTTATCTTTAATAATTTTACCTGTTTTATTATCATAAATTTTATCTGAACTATCGTAATAGAATTTAATTTCTGCATCACTTTCAAATATGTATCGCAATGTACGATATGTAATATCATACCGTTCGCCGTCAGTTTTAAAATATAATATCCAACTTGCATCTAAATTTTGGTTACTTGAGTCGCCTGCTTTACCTGTACTAAATGCTGAAATACTATCAATATTTTGTTCAGTGATAATTCTCCACTGTCGTGTTTCAACGTCATATCGTAGTCCAAATGTATTTGTTGCAAATGCTTGATCAACAATTTGTGTTTTGACTGAATCTGTAATTATGTTAGCAAGTTTTGGTTTTACTTCTTGTAGTATTGCATCTCCTGGAATTAAATCATTCAGTACAACTGGTCCTAGTCCAGTTGAACCAACTGTTGTTCCGTTTCCTGATACACTAATAACCTTTGTCCAAAGATACTCAACTGCTCCTGGATGATCTGCAGGACCTGACATTAACACATTTTTATTACTTGTCATAAAGTGCATACCTGTTGGTGCAGTAAATTTAAGTAATGTACCCGATTCAATAAATCTTAAATTATTTGCTGTAAATGTTCCTACTTTAAAAGTAACATCATTTTCATCTGTAAAATACCCTGTACTTCTATTTGTATCTTGAGTTGAACTATTCCATGCTACGCCTAAATCTCCAGTTAAGATTTTTGTAAAATTTTGTAGATAGTAATTATATACTTTTCTATCTTTTATAATAGGTTCAATTGTGTTAGTAATTGCTTGTTCAATATCAGTAGTAGTTACAAAATTAAAAGTAGTTTTTAAATTATTTGTTTCTTTGTAAATTACACCATCGTTACCAAATAAATTAGTGCTGGAGTATTTTCCTGTAGAATCAATTAAATCAAAATATCTACTAATTCCGCTTGCATTTCTATTAACAGTTTTTACTTTTACAATCTCTTGACTTACTGCTAACGGTGCAACATTATAATCTTCTGCTGTAACCATTCTGTTTTGTGTGTAGTATGTTGCCGGAGCGTTTGCTTTAATACTTTCGTCACTTTCACTAGTTGTACTATTTGAAATTGTGTATTTTAATTGTAGTGTTAAAGTAAGTTGTTCTGGTACGCCGACTGCACTCAAATAAGGTATTTGAATTTGTACATTTGACATTTCACTTGGTTTAATAGTATAACGACTATTAGCACTTGTACGATATACTACTTTAAATCTACCTTGTGGTAAATTACCAAATACACCATCACTAAACACTAAACTAATTCTATCTTGTACTCTAGTTAATACTGAATATAAATTTCTAACGTCTTTAGTTAAACTATTATAGATAACATTATTACCTTCTACAGCATCAACTTTAGTCCAATATTCTGTTTCGCGGCCTTGTCCATCTAATTTATACAACCAAACATCTTTGTTATTGATATCAGTTGCATCAATGTCAACCTTTTGATTACTACTAGGGTTATTAATACTAAATTGTCCCGAGTCTAAAGAACCCTGTTTAAAAGAAGCAAAGAATCCAGTATTTGTACTTGCTGGTCCTTGTCCATCATTTCTATAAAGCATTGCAAAACTGTTTGCTTGGAGTGGAATTTCTTCTTCTAATGCTCCGTTAACAATATCACTACTTACTACTTCAAATGGTAAACTTGAACCTTGAATAGTTTTAGTAAAAGAATACTTAGGTATATCTGTGTTAATACCATTGAATCTATATTGTTCATGCGGTATACTATTAATTGTTGCTGTTTTTGCTGGCTTGCCAAAAGTGCCATTTTGTGGCAAAGCGGCATTCATTACTTTAACAAACTGCTCGTACCATTGTGTATTACTCGGATCATTCCATTGTATTTGCTGACCTGCTAGATTAAAGTTATTTGAATCTACTACATCTTCAGTAGTAGAGACAGAACTAATTTTTAATAAACCTTCTGCGGCTTGGTTACGTTTAGGATTGTATGAAAGCAACCGTGCTAAACGGAGAACTGATTCTCTACGCTCTGCTAGTTCTAGGAAGTTTTCTCTAGCATTTAGATCAATACGGAATGCAATATTTTGACCTAGGAATGCAATAAGATCAATTAATGCGAGGTATTCAGAACTTTCAATGTAATCGTTAAAATCTTCAGGGTAATTAGTCCTTAGATAACTAATCATTGTGCGTCTTAAATTATCAAAGTCATAACTTTGAAAGTCGGCGTTTCTATAACTTTGATAGATACGCTTCCAATCCTCTGCTACTAGCAGTCTATTTTGTCGGTCAGTAGATGACATATTTCATTCCTCGTTTGTTACATGTATTTATTAAGAATAGATAAGTGCGTATTTTATTTATAAGTTAAATTAAGCCAATATTTAATACACAACTTTAAACATGTATTAAATATTAATATGACAACACTGCACACATTTGGCTGTTCTATTACCCAGGGATATGCTTTACCAGATGTAGTACAACCTCTTTTAGATGAAAATGGTAATAAACTTACTGAAGAGCAAGTGCTAGAATTAGGCGATTCATTTGATTGGAATGAAATTCATTTGTATCAACCTAGTGATTATGCATGGCCGAAGGTTCTTGCAGATAAATTAAATTTACCTGTGATAAATCATGCTCGCAGAGGGGCATGTTTTAATCAAATATCAAGACAATGTGCTGTAGCCGCACAAGACATTTATCCTGATGATATTGTAATTGTTATGTGGACATACCTAAGTAGACTATCATTACAATGGCCTGCAAGAACTTCTGTTCCTTTTTGTAATATCGCTGATCCTAATTCGGGATTTCAAACAGTAATTACAGGGTTCAACAAGTTGCTAGGTTTAGACAGGCATAAAGAAAGTAATAAAACTACAGATGAAAAAATACAAGATTACATAGAAAAATCTACAAAAAATACTTACTTAAATCCAATGGGTGTTTACGATAGATATTACAACAATCTAGTATTACAACAAATGACACACGGATTTCTTGCGGCAAGTGGTGCTAAAATTTGTCATTTGAGTGTAGAGACACAACCTGTCTTGGACCAATTAGAAGAAGCAAGAAAAGAATTAGATGTTACTTTGCAAGATCCTTACAAAATACCTCACCCAGATGATTGGTATTCTTTAGATGTAGATTACGATAGTGCTTTTGTAATTTTAGATCCAAGTATTCCGACTGCAGAAAATGATATGCACCCTAGTGTAGAACACCATAGCAATTTTGCTAACCACATTTATAAACGTTATTTTTAGGCTGTAAGACCTGCATTTTCATCAAAGTCTAGTCTTAGTTTTTCTGATATATTATACGGCACATAGGTTAAGTCTAGTTCAATTTGTATACCACTTTCATAAGTACTAACAATAATTTCATTTGCTTGTATACGTGGATCGTAATTTACAATAGAAGTAACATTGTCTGCAATAGATTGTTTTAATTCATCTGTAAATGGTTCAAATATTGCATCCCAAATGATTGTCCCAAACTCAGGATTCATTAATTTTTCGCCCTGTCTAATATGGAAATGATTAAGTAAGTCTTGCTTGATTAATGCTAAGTCGTATAACGTAGATGAGTTGTTATCAGGGTTAACTGAAGACAATCCTCTATATGCCTTGCTTGTAACAACAGGCTTTTGTTTTGTACTGGATGGCTTAACTGCAATCCTATCATATAGATTTTTTTCTAAAGTACTCATGTTAATATTTATGCTCCTACGTTTACAAAGGATGCGCCACTAGTTATTGTCCCAGCATCACATCCATCACCAACTCTACCTACAAACTGTCCTGCTATCTTGACCACAGAACTTGATCCTGAAATAGGAGCAGTATGTGGTACACAATTATCACCTGACGGTATGTCATGTGACACTGTTAAATCGCCAAGTCTGCAAACAAGTTGTCCTTGTATTTTAACAAAACTCTGACTAGGAGTATCCAATGTTGTACTACCATCACATCCGTGTCCTGTTGCTACTGAATCACCTTTTCTTGCTATTAATGGCATTATACTGTACTATCCGATCCTGGTGTTGCTGGAGCAGTACCGTCAAGTGGTACATTGTACTCGTCAGGTATGCTCCAATTTCTTTTTATGCTTTTTACGTACTGACTTTTACTGTTAAATTGATAATTAGAAACTTTAGCATTATTTCCTTGGTTTCCACCTAATACTTTAATAACACCGTTTGAAGTAATTTCTTGTACAAAACCAATATGTCCGCCTGAACGTGTTTTTGATTTAAAAATTATAACGTCCCATTTGCGTATTGCTGATGTGTCTCTCCAATCTACTTCACTACCCCAACTGTACCAACCTTGACTACTCATTGTTTGTAGTGTCGGAATTCCAGCAGTAAATAGTGCCCAACTTACAAATGCCGCACACCAAGCATGAGACATTGCACCGCCATCTTTTGTATATGCGTTTCCGCATACTTTGTAAGTTTCTAATATTCTTGGATTACCAGGATTTCCACGTTCTCTCCAATCTTGAGTAAGAACATTGGTTAACACTGCATCTAACTTTTCCCAACCCGGGCCTTCAGGTAATGGTCCTGGAGTAATATTTGGATCCATTGCAGGTAGGTTTGAACTATTTACATATCCTCCATTGCCTGATTGTTGTCCTGGTCCTGATCTAGGATAGTCACCTTCTAAATCAAATTGTCCATTTGGAAATCTGCCTGCTTCAAGTGCTTCATTCCAATCTGAATTATCAGCAACTTCTGCAGGATTAACAATTGGTGTTCCTGGAATAACTACTTGCCCCATTATACTACTCCATTTCTTGGATCATTTTGATCAACGCCTGCTACGACATTTCTTTTGTTTGGATCTCTAATCCAGTCTGGATCATATTTTCCGTTTGGTAGTAATTTTGCTTGTAAGTAACCTGTATCTTTAGGACGTCCTAATTCGTATCCTCTTTCAGTTCCTGCAATAGCAAATCTAAAGTTACCAAGTGTTCCTCTACCAAAATCTTTGTAACGCTCTTTTAAATATGCCGCTGTAACTGCAACTGACTTAGCAACATCTGTAATTAAAATAGTAGGATCATCTACAATGTCAACACCAAATGGGTTATAGTCTGTGACTGGCGCACTTGTCAATCCTGCAAGTTTTCCGTAACGCTGATAATTTGCTTTACCTGTTAACTGAATTAATCCACGACCAATAAACTTACCGCCATCACCTGCTGTTGTATTACCCATACCTGGTCCAATTTTACTTGTGTAACCATATACTAATTCAAAGAATGTTGCTTTATCTTTTTTGATTTCTGTAAGTTCTGCATCACTAACTGTTCTAGCATTACTAAAAATTGAACGTATGCGCTCATTACTAGTTCCACCATAAGAGTTTTCAACTGATAGTTTAAGTCCTGATTCAGTTTCTGCTGTTGCAATAGCCGCATATACTTGCTCTTCTGTAAATCCTTCAGCAAATAATGCACTTGCAAATAATCT